TAATAAATAATGCTGTATCCGTCCAAATGTAAATTGCATCACGACCTCTGATTGCTCCAACAAGTTTAGATCCATCTGCAAGTCTTTGTGTACCCGCAGTGTTGGTTGCACTTGGTGTATACGTGTTGATATCCTCTTGAGAAGAAAATCTTATAAACATAGGGTCTTGTGTAGATTTAGTTCCAATTGTTGTTTCTGTTCCAAAAAATATTAAGTGACGGTCTGGAGTAGATACTAAACTAAATGCCGAAGCAGTTGGTGCTCCTGTTATGATAGTCGCTCTTGTGTTGTTTGCTCCTGTAGGATTTGAGTCCCACTCAAAACTTTCACCGCCATTTATTGTAGCAATTAATTTATTACCTAAATTATCTAAAGACCATAAACCTGGTGCAGTTACGATATCTCCTGATGCTGCAGCATTCCATGCAAAGAAGTTTGATGCATCTGTTACTGTCGCTCCAGAGGAGTGTGTAGCTGCTGTTGTCCCTGATGCACCTCTTGTTAAACCAGATAAAGTCCCACTATTATCATTAGCTGTGTAAGTGATTAACTCGTTATCTACTAATACTGTACCTGATGATGGAAATGAAGATGAACTAGCCATTGTTAAACTTGTAACACTAGCGTTTATTGATGACGATAGTGTAGATGTAAACTGACCTGCTTGTTGCCCGCCCCATGATCCAAGACTCCAACCTGTAGATGCAACCTCAACAGCCGGTCCAACAGAATAATAATGTTGTACTCTTATACCACCGGATGTGGATGCACCCGATCCTGACTCATTAGAGTCCATCTCTATCGTAAGTGTAGTGTCTGTTGGTATTGATGTTACCATGAATTTCTTGTCATCAAAATCTGATGATGTAAAACCAGAATTGGTTATAGCAGTAAGGTTATCTAATAATATAATGTCAAACTTATTTATATTGTGTGCTGATGCAAAAGTTATTGTTACAGTCTTTGACCCATTAGTTGTACTAAATGCATTTGTTAAAGTCGTTGTAGATTTAATAGGGTGTATGTCATAAAATATACCACCAGAGTATGCATATAAAATTCTGTTTGTTCCTAAAATAGCGTACTTAATACCTGATGTATTTACAAAGTGATGAATAGCTGTTGCTCTACCTGTTATCTGCACAGATCCTAATTGTGACCAACCACCTATTTTTTCAGGTGTGCCATATCTAAAACGAACATTATCACCATTGACCCATTGGCTTTCACCACCTGTCGATGTAACTTGTTTATTAAATCCTGGTGCAAATTTTACTTTTTGTAACATATGATTCCATTATAATACTATTTTACAAATGCTGGTAGACCTAATATAGGTCTTCCGTCAAACTTGTTTTTATCAGCAAATGGGCCATTCACATGATTATAATGTAGAAATACTTGACCGCAAATGTTACCCTCAAAAGGCTCTCGCCAATGTTCGAGTTCACAGCCACTATATACCAACATGTCACCTACTTCAAGCAAGAGTTTTTCACCTTTTGGAGCGTTTGGTTTATGTATCTCTTGGTATTCATCTACGACATTATTTGATCCTGTAGGGTCAATAAATATGGGCCAAGGATCTCCACCTAAATTAAGTGTTGTTGATATCTCACAAGAGGGTCTATCTTTATGTCGTCTTAATTTATCTCCTCGTTTATAAGCTCTCGCATAAGAGTACGTAGGTATTAAATCTAAATTTGTATGTTGTTTCATAACTGGTAACATTTTCATCAACAGTGTGTCCATAACAAAATCACCATAACATGAGAATGTATTTGGTATCTGTGTATCACCCCATGTTCCAAGTATTGAAGACTCAGCATGTATGTTGTTTTGATACATGAAATTAACCGCGTCTCTTTTTAATAAAAAATAATTAAATATAAAATTAGCTAGTTCGTAAGGTAAAGCGTTTTTAATAATTTGATATTTTTTTATTTCAAACATATTAGACTATAAAACACTTTTGCATGAAATTAAATGATACAGATATTCTTATATCATTAGATTGATTAGGATCAACACAATGATTTAACCAAGATGGAAACATAATAAGTCTTCCTGGTTTTGGATCATAGCTTGCCTCTCTCCATAATCTTTGCGGTGGTTTACCTTTTTTCATTCTAGGTCTAACCATTAATGCAACTGATCTTGGATCTTCCATTTTTAATTGGCCAGAGTTTTCTGGTGCTTTAACATAATAGACACCAGACCATAAAGAGTTTGGATGTATGTGTGCTCTGTTCATACCACCTGGTGGATTAATATTAGCCCACATATTACCTAAAAAAGGTTCACTATCTAAATGCTCTTCTTTGTATATCATGTGTTGTGCTTCATACAAAGCATCAGTTAATCTTTTGTACTCTGGTCTTACATGCATATCAGTTTCAGAATGCCAACCTTGTATATTTGTTCTAGTAATACCTTTGTCTTGGTTAGACCAAGCAATAATATCTTTTTCTAATTGTACATTTAATGATGGATCGTTGTGGTCAAATATATAAATAGGTGTTGGAAAATGTAAATCTCTCATTTAAATGGTGTCCCGCCAAACCACATCACTAGTGATTGTCTTCTACCTTTGATAACTGGTTTTACTCTATGTCTAATAAACGATGCAAAAAATACCGCATGGCCTTGTTTTAATTTTGCAATCTTACCTTCTGACATTAGTTCTAAATCACCACCTTCAAACTCAGATTCAGGTGACAATAAACAAGTCATGGATATTTTTCTTACAGGTGGTTCGTGTTGCATATTCACATCATTATCAACATGCCAATCATAGAATCCTCCTTCAGGATACTCTGTATACTGTGCCATTTCAGTTATAGTCATTCCATCAAAACCAAAATGATTACCATTAGTTGCTTTCATCATTCGTTCAATATCTTTGTACATCTCAACCATTTTTTTAAATGGTATCCAACTAATATGTGACGTTCTAGTTTTAGTATCGATCACACCACCTTTAATACCTTTACCACTTCCAACTTGTGCATCATTTTTAGGTTCAGCACGTCCAGCTTGAATAATCATTTGACATTGTTTAGGTGTAAACAATGGTGTTGTAGTTTCTACAATATAAGATTTCCAACGTGGCTCGTATATCATATCGCCCCTCTGTTTTTTATTGGATCAAACTGTACATCACAGTTTGCAGCTAAACTTCTTCTAGTTTCATTGGTGCCATTGAATGGATAAACGCAGTGTCTCATATCATATGGAAAAACATAAAAGTCTCTAAGCTCCATAGGTGGTTGATAATCTATCTTTGCAAACTGACCATTAGCTGCACCTAATATCTGCAACTTACCGTTTTGTGGTGTTTGCTCTGCTGAGTACTCTTTACCAAATGTAGAAGGTAATTTTAGTATCATGACACTTGATAACCCTGTAAACAACATGCCTCTATGAACATGTGCAGGATTGTATTCATGTTGTTTCATTTCGTTAACCCAAATAGAATTAATATGCATATCGTAATCTCTAATTTTGTTAAAAGCTAGATAGTGTTTAAATATTTTTACAAAATAATCTGTAATGTTTCTTGGAAGTAAGTTATGGTTTTTCATCTTTGTTTGATCTGCACCATGATAAAATAAAGAATATTCATGTTCTATTTTACCAACCAATTGTTTGTTTGCTCTTTCAAGGTTATGTATATTTTTTTCGTAAATGTGATTAATTGCAGTAAAAATATCGAGTGGCACTTGATATTTTAAAACAGATTGACCTAAGAATACAAAATCAAATTTGATCTTTTGGTTTTCCATGTTGTGTAATTTGTTCTTTCTCTGTATAGCTTTGCTCTAATTCACCAGATGCTCTAATTCTTTTTAAAGATTCTAATTGACCCATTACGTTAAACACATCTGTATCAGATGAATTTTTATTTAGTGTTTTAGCTTTTGCTGCATACTGTCTACCATAAGATTCTAACTGATGTTGATTAACATCTTTGTCATTGAATGAACCATCATTAAATTCTTTCTTTAACTTAGACCACATTTTAATTTCTCTCATTCTATGTTTTGCAACTTTTTCCATAGATGCTTTTGCAAATCTACACTCATCTAAATCTATTTGATATTTTGTTTGTTTATATTCGTCTTCTTCTTTTTCTACTTTATTCTCTAACCATTTAATCTTTGCTTCGTTTCTTCTGTAGTCAAACGATAAAGTCATTAGATTGTCTAGATATGTTGATTGTTCTCTAACACACTGCCAATACTTTGCAGCTTTAGTTGGATATCTATTATCTTGTAGTACAGAAAATCTTGCTTCTGTTTCTGTTCGAAACATTTGTTTCTTGGTCCATGTGTCTCGAAGCTCGTCCACCATACCTTTGAACGCAGATAGATCTTCTTGTTCTAATAAATTATTTAAGTGAGTTTCTTCTTTTTGTATAATGTCTTTAACGTCTTTTTTCATGTCTTTCTCCATTGTTAAATATAATATATATTATTTAATATATAATACAAGATCTAACTTGTAGTGACATTAAGTGTTAATAAACCATCACCGTACCATTCAAGAGTTTGATCTTCAGTGCTATCTGCAGCAGTATTACCACCTATGGCTAATGCTGCTGTTTTTATACCTGCACCTGCTCCTGTTTGTGTTGCCGTAGGCATATTATTTTCATTTATCCAACTAGATCCATTCCAACCCTCTACAGTATCTGTTCTTGTTGGATCAGCCCCACCAAAACACAAAGCTGATGTATTGCTTGCTCCCGCTCCCATCATAGCAAATCTAGCAGTGTTTAAATCATTTACTTCTGTCCAAGAACTTCCATTCCATGATTCTGTTGCTCCTGTAACAGGATCTCTTCCAGCAAAAGCTAAGGCAGATGTGTTTGTTCCTACACCAATAATTTCTCTTCCAGTGTTTAAATCGTTTACTTCAGTCCAACTTGTTCCATTCCAAGACTCTGTTTCTGCTCTTACATTTGGAGGCCCTAATGCAGGTGCTTTACCACCAAAAGCTAAAGCTGATGTGCTTATTCCACAACCACCTAAAAAAGCTCTTGCATTATTTAAATCATTAACTTCAGTCCAAACATACCCATTCCATAATTCATTTTTAGCTGTGTAAGGTGGAGTTTGTCCACCAAAAGCTAAACCAGCTGCTGCTGTTCCAGCTCCTGCATGACCTCTTCTTGATTGGTTCAAATCATTTACTTCACTATAAGTAGTTCCATTATAAGCTTCTACTATACCACTAAAAGTATCATCAGAAACTTCTCCAGCCACTGATAAAGCAGCATCTCTAGTACCTAACCCTAAATTTCCATTTCTACCAGTATTCATATTACCACCAGTAATCCACGCGCCTACAGCAACATTAGCATTCCATTCTTCAGTTGCTGCTGAATCATTAGAGGCTGCTTCTCCACCAAATGCTAAACCTGCGGTTTGTGTTCCTGCCCCTCCAAGTTTACCTCTAGCGACACTTAAATTGTTTGTTTCTGTCCAAACTGAACCATTCCATAATTCTGTATTATCAATAGGTCCTGGTTTCCCACCAAAAGCTAAACTATTAGAAACTGTTCCTGCGTTAGCCGATCCTACAACATTTTTAACTTCATTTAAATCATTTACTTCAAACCAACTTGTGCCATTCCAAGCTTCTGTATTTGCAACTCTACTAGGAGCACCTCCACCAAACGCTAATGCTGCTGTTTGAGTTCCTGATCCACCTAAATCTTGTCTACCTGTATTTAAATCATTTACTTCAGTGTAGGAAGTCCCATCATATGTTTCTGTTTTACCAGTAATTGATGGTCCATTTCCTCCAAAAACTATACCAGATGTTGAAGTTCCAGCAGCGGATAATGAAAATCTGTTTTGATTAAAATTATCTCCTTCTGACCAACTTGATCCATTCCATGTTTCAGAATTTCCTGTTTTATCTCCAAGATAACCACCACCAGCTATAGCAGCCGTTTGAGTACCAAATCCACATAACTGTCCTCTTGCTTGATTTAAATCTGCAACTTCAGTCCAACTTGAACCATTGTATTGTTCTGCTAAAGCTTGATAATTATCTGGATTAGTGTCTCCACCAAATGCAAAAGCTGCTGTTTGTGTGCCACAACCCGCTAATGTTTCTCTTCCAGTATTTAAATTTCCACCACTAGACCAAGCATTACCAACAACCTGTTGTTTAGCTTTAAGCTCATCTGTTGTAGTATTATACCAAACTTGTCCTACTACAGGATTAGATGGATCTGAAGATACTACTTCAATATTAGTTCCAATTACTTCTTTGTATGTTGCCATATTAATCTGTTGTTACTGTTCTTGAAAAAAGTCCTTCACCATTCCATTCTTCTGTTGCATCTGAAACAGCTGGTGTACTTCCACCTGAAACTAAACCAGATGTTTGAGATCCTGCTCCTGTTATTGCGTTTCTAGTAGTATTCATAGTATTTTCATTTGTCCAATTAGTTCCATTCCAACTTTCTGTATTATTTAAAATAGTAGGGCCATTATCTCCAACTGCATTTAAAGCAGCTGTTTGTGTTCCCATTCCTGCACCTCTTCTAGAAATTTGATTTAAATCATTAACTTCAGTCCATGAAGTACCATTCCAAGACTCATTATTAGCTACAGCAGGTGGGGCGTTTCCTCCAAAACCTAAAGCAGCTGTATTAGTTCCAGCTCCTCCTATTTGCTCTCTACCGACATTAAGATCATTAACTTCAGTCCAAGATGAACCATTCCAAGATTCTGTTACTTCTTCTCTAGGATCAGAAGAGGAATTTCCTCCAAAAGATAATGCTGCTGTTGATGTTCCTACTCCTGTTGGAAAATTTCTTGCAGTATTTAAATCGTTTACTTCTGTCCAACTAGTTCCGTTCCATAATTCATTTAGATCTTGTTTTGAAGGTGGTGTTGCACCTCCAAAAGCTAAAGCAGCAGTACTATTTCCAGCACCTCCTAATTGTTGCCTAGCAGTATTTAAATCATTTAATTCACCCCAAGATGTTCCGTTATACAATTCATTGTTAGCTACAACTGCACCTGGCTCTAGTGATCCACCAAAAGCTAAAGAAGCTGTTGTAGTTCCTGATGTTGAACCTGCAAGATCTTTTCTTCCAGTATTCATACTATTAACAGTCACCCACGCACCATGTCCAAAGTCTGCGTTCCATTCTTCTGTGATTGTTTTTGCACTAGGTGAACCAATAGATAAAGCAGCCGATCCTGTGCCTGTGCCAGCATTTAAAGATGTTGTTACATTTAAATCAGATGTTTCAGTCCAATTAGAACCATTCCAAGCTTCAGTGTTTGCTATATCTGCTGTGGTAAAACCGCCAAATGCTATGCCATCTTCTGTGGTTCCTGCACCCCCTAGTGTGCTTTTAGCAGTATTTAAATCATTAACTTCAAACCAACTAGTTCCATTCCAACTTTCAGTGTTTGCCACATTATTTGGATTTTGGCCACCAAAACATAATGCATCTGTTTGAATTCCAAGTCCACCAGCTTTTCTTCTACCTGTATTTAAATTGTTTACTTCAGTCCAGCTGCTTCCATTCCAAGTTTCTGTATCGGCTATCCCATTGTTTGGTGGCTCACCGCCAAATGCAATTGCAGAAGTATTAGTAGCTCCTGCACCATTAAAAGAATCTCTTGCCGTGTTTAAATCATTGACCTCTGTCCAACTAGTTCCATTCCATGATTCTGTTTGTTGATTTGGAGATATTGAACCCCCATATGCTAAAGCTGAAGTTTGTGTACCATTTGATCCAAAAGAGTTTCTAGCAGTGTTCATATCGTTTACTTCAGAATAACTTGAACCATTATATTGTTCAGTCGCTGCTGTGTTCGGTGGAACATTACCACCAAATGCAAGTCCAGCCGTTTGAGTGCCTGCTGCACCTAAAGCTATTCTTCCTGTGTTTAAACTACCACCAATCGACCAAGCAGTAGAATTAGTAGTCGCATAAATACGAAGACTAGCTAATTCTTCATTATACCATAGCTGTCCTACATACGGATTGTCAGGATCCGATTCATAGTTCTTTACCTTACCACCATGTATCTCTTTGTACTCAGCCATTGTTCTCCTTATTACTCAGTCAATGTTATGTCAGCTGGTCTATCACCTAATCTCTCTTTTTTTTCATCTGCACTTTCGCCGTCTACATTATTAGCGTCCCATGCGTTTTGAGCTTTGGTAACTTCAGCACTAACAATAGTCTGAGCTTCAGATAACGTTTTAACAGCTCCACCTACTTTTGCAATCCAAAGATTTGCATGTTTATTGTAAGCGGGAACTTGCCAAACATCACCAGGAAAACCACAAAAAGTTATTTTTATTGATTCTACGTGATCAATAAATCCTTTTCCCCAGTTTTCTGCTACACAGTATTGATATGTTTTTGCCATAGTTGTCCTCCTTAATCTTCTGTTGTTGTTAATGTTTCTATATATAAACCTGTCCCTATCCATTCTTCAGTTGCACCTGTAACTGGAGGTGCTCCACCCATAGCTATAGCAGCTGTTTGAGTTCCATCTGAAGCAAGTGATCCCCTTGCAGTATTCATCTGACTATCATTTGACCAATTAGTTCCATTCCAAGACTTTAGTCTTGGAGTGCCTCCACCTATTGATAAAGCAGCTGTTTGAGTTCCAGCTCCAGAAAGACTATCCACAGCTTCAGGTAAATCATTAACTTCAGTCCACGAAGAACCATTCCAAGATTCCGTGTTTGCAACGCTAGTTGTAGTATAACCACCAAAAGCTAAAGCTGCTGTATTTGTTCCAGCTCCACCAAGAGATCTTCTCGCAGTATTTAAATCACCTACTTCTGTCCAGCTTGATCCATTCCATGTTTCATTGTTTGCTACATTCTCTGTTGTAAATCCACCAAAAGCTAAAGCTGCTGTTTGAGTTCCAGCACCTGATAAGTCTCTTCTTGCTGTATTTAAATCATTTACTTCAGTCCAAACATAACCATTCCAGGATTCTGTTGTATCTGTAACAGCAGGCCCATCAGGGTTAAGTCCACCAAAAGTTAAACCTGCAGTAGCAATTCCTACTCCCTGCGTTTGCTCTTTCCTAGTATTAAGGTCATTTACTTCACTCCAAGAAGTTCCATTATATTGTTCTGTTTTAGTTGTTGCTGATGCGTCTGGAGTTTCTCCACCAAACGCTAATGCTGACGTTGGGGTACCAAAACCACCTAAAAGTTTCTTAGCCGTATTCATAGTAGCACCCGTGACCCAAGCTCCAATGGCTACACCTGAATCCCATTCTTCTGTAACTGTTGTTCTGGCAGAAGCATCAATTCCACTAAAACCTAAAGCAGAAGTGCTATTAGATTTAGATCCTGACCCTCCAAGTCCTTGTCTAGCAGTGCTTAAATCAGTTGTTTCTGACCAACTTGTACCATTCCACAATTCTGTAGTAGAAATTACTGCATCTGTAGATGTTTCTCCACCAAAAACTAATCCAGATGGTGCGTCACCAGAGGCAGCCATCACTCTTTTTGCTGTAATTAAGTCACCAACTTCCGTCCAGCTTGAACCATTCCAGGTTTCTGTTAGTGATTGTTGGTTTGATCCTGGAGTTGCTCCGCCAGCTGATACAGCAGAAGTATTGTCGGCTCCAAAACCTGCCATCTGAGCTCTCGCTGTATTTAAGTCACTAACTTCAGTCCAAGCAGATCCATTCCAAGACTCTGTTGCAGAAAAGGAAGTTGGTGGAGGGTTTACACCACCAAAATATAAAGCTGAAGTTTGCAATCCTGCCCCTGCTGCATTTTGTCTTGCAGTGTTAAAATCTGTTATTTCAGTCCAAGAAGTTCCATTCCAAGATTCTACTTCAGTTAAAGCTGCACCAGGATCACTGCCTCCACCTACAGCAAGAGCTGCTGTTTGAGTGCCCATTCCAGCCCCATTTCTTTTATTATTATTTAAATTATTTACTTCTGTCCAACTAGAACCATCATAAAGTTCAGTCCCATCAAAAAATTCGGGTGTTAGTGGACTATCTCCTCCAGCTGCTAATGCCGCTGTTTGAGTGCCTGCTGTGTACATTGCATTTCTTGCAACATTCATATTACCACCAGATGACCATGCATTACCATAAGCCTGTTCTTGATATCTAAACTCTGCAGTTGTGCTGTTATACCAAAGCTGTCCTTTAACAGGATTGTCTGGATCTCCATCAACGGTTTGAACTGCCGTTCCAATAATTTCCTTATATTCAGCCATGATTATTTAGACTTAAACAACCAACCTTGTGTAGAGTCTGTGAACACTAGTGTATTGGCTGCCCTTTCTACTGCAACTGTTAAATCTGCTTCAGCACCAAGAATCTTACTTGAGTTTCTACCAATAGTTAAATTATTAGTGTCAAAGGTTCCTGCATAATCTATAAATGAAACCTCATCACCAATAGAAGGTGAGGCAGGTAGAGTTAAAGTAAATGCTCCACCTGATGTATTACAAAATACACCTTGACCAGCTGAAGCTGTAAAGTTTGAAGTTTTAACTGCTTGCCAAGAAGTGCCACCACCAATATAAGTTTTAATTCTAGATGCTGCAACTTTTCTGTTAGTTCCACCTGCACCATCATCAACTATAAATAAATCTGCATCTACAATATCAGCACCAATATCTGTTGCGCCATCTATATCTAAATCTGCAACTGCGATACTTCCATCTGGAAATACTGGTGCTTGTGAAAATGTTACCACACCATTTGATGCGATAGCTATTGCATCTTTATCAGATGCAGAACCAATGTTACCAGCGTCAGCAATAACTATACCTGCATTAAATATAGCTTCACCTGCGGCTGACATGTCTAATGTTAGTGCAGTTATATCTGAAGCATCATCTGTACCTTTAAATATAATATCTGAATCACCAGCCTGTGCATCAATTGTTATGTTACCAGAAGTA